TACAGCCAGCGACATGATACTGCATCACCGCGCGGAGCTATTGAGGCCGTTTCAAAATAAGCCTTGATAGCACTTCCATCGTCGTTCGTTCCGCTATCGTGCTTATTGATGCGACCGGCAAAGTCACCGGCATGTGGCAAGTCGTCAATAAGCGCTGCACTGTCACGGGTAAAATTATTATACGGGCCAAACCACGCATTAAGTCGTGCAGAATAAATAACCACGCTGTTCATCGTTGTTTGCGATGCACCATACGGCAGAAAGAACCAGACCTGTTCTTGCGCGGGGTAATACATAGCAAACGAATACGGCAAACGAGCTACATTTAGTTCGCTCCAATATCTGTCATCCAGTGCTAAAGAAATCTTCTCAACACTTGCACCGCCTGACCATTGGTAGATGCCATCGTTACGAACAAACAACTGACGCTCACCAGGAACCGTAACAATGCTTTTGCCGGCTACCGTTCCGCGTTGTGTGCGTTGCTGTTGCTGAAACGGTATGGTCGCGTTACCTGTTGGCGTTAGTGTGTGTATACCCTGCTCTGTGTGGATAGATAAATAGTTTTGGAATGGGCGTAACCCGGTAATGTCAAAACCTACGCTGTTAAAACTGAGTGAACCCCACGTTTCAATGTCACCGGCATCGCTTCGCCATATGCGATCTGCGGCTCCGTTTATGTTGCCAACCCATGCACGATTTTCCCAAAAGGTTACCCATTTAGGTTTGGTGAATCGAGAACTATCGTCAAGTGTTGCAGCGTTGCCCGTTCCACCTGCCCATTTTATGCCGTCTGTGTCCTGACCGTTTACCGCAATCAATGTGCTACCGGCCAATACCCAATCCCACGTATAGTCATTGCCAGCGGTTATGGTCACGCTACCTGTTCGATCTGTTGCCGTTCCACCTGTAACATCAAAAAACTTATCACCGCAAAAAGCAAAGACCTTCTCTGTTCCAGCCAATACAACCTGACCACATGCCGTTACCGTAGCACCGCTGTTCATTGCACTTGAGTTATACTTTGCAAACCCGTTACGTTTAGCTACCTCACCGGCCAACCCAACCGTGCAGTTTTCCATTTCATACAGACCGTCCGGTGGCATGTCTTCAGCCGGAAGACTGTAGTTTACCCCACTTCTCCAGGGGCCAAGACGTAACGATTCAGCGGTTATCGGCATTAGCTTAACGATCCTTCAGTAGGCGTAAAAGAAAACTTGTTACTGTAGCTTTCATCTGCTCTACGCATACGGTATGAACGGTTACCCTGCACGTTCATGTTTTGCCGACCTGCAATAGCAATCACGCGCTCCATCTCTTGCTTGTCCGACATTGCGCCCTGATCGTCACCTTTTTCCTGTTTATACAAAGCAGAGATGCCGTGTATAAGTGCCGGCTGACATACAGGTGCTACATACGGATTTATGGAGTCGCTATCTTCAGATTCTGTAAACGTGGGTATAGACGAGTAGTAGCGATATGCAATCGTGTCTACGCCGTCCGGTTCTGGATACAGCGTAACTTCGATGTTACCACTGGAGTCTACGCCATCAATAGCAACCCATCGCGGATCGCCATTTATACTGGCATCCGGATCAGCCGCATCAATGTCTTGCGTAGACATGATAAGAATGACGTGATCTTCGGTAGTGTTGCGAAACGACAACGGAGCCACTACGTCACTGGCCAACGAATACGTACGAGTGCCGTTTACCGTATTAAACGTCGAGCTTTTAAACAGCCAGTTCCATTTTTCACGCGAGGCTATATCTTGAGTGACCAGATTTAAATAGTCACGCGCCCCGTCTCTAAATGTTGAACTACCTGTATTCAGACCAACCCTTCTAAGGGCAATCTGAATGATCTGCAAATTTGTCATGCTAACCCTATATCAAGTTAGCCCATGCTCCATTTTCGTATCCTTGAAACTTGTTGTCCGTAGAGTTGTAGATCAGCATTCCGTTTGCTGCGGTCAGTGCGTTGCGTTCAGTTGTCGTTAAACTTGCAACCGTTAACGTATCTGACAGTTTTACGGTGTCTGCCTCTACCGCTCCGATCAACGCAGAATCGCCAAAGAAACTGGCCGCGTTGACTTGTCCAAAAGTTTCTGACATCTATTGATGCGCCGTAGCTGCAATCTGATCTAAATCGTATTCAGACAAGTTATCGCCGTTGTTATCCAACCAGCGGTCTTTCCAAATGCGTACGGCTTCCTCTCCACGATCTTTAATACGCGACGGTGGATCGGGTACGAATCCTGGTGCATGAGTTACTTCGCCAACAGCACGAACATGATTCCGCACTTGGCTGTTGGTTACCGGTGACTTGCGCTGACGAGTGTGCGTTTTATCCAGGTCGAGCGCCTTGCGAATTGCATTTTTTGTTTCATCAGACCCCTTCAAAATGAGGTCAGCAATCTGATCTGGCGTGACACTGGCTGTCGGTGCTTCAACAGGTGTAGCATCTTGCACTACTTCGGCCAACTGTTCCGGCAGGGTATGCTCTTGCGTTTTTGCTGTAGGCATACGTTTTGCCATTTGTAATCTCTTTCGTTAAAACGCGTGACGATGGGCTGGAGGTATCACATTGTGAGAACCCACCGCCACACGAAAAGTGAACTGCTTATCTACTGATACCCTGCAAGACAACACCTACATGTCCAGTGTTGTCGGGTGCAAATGTGGCAAAACCGACCAGCGGTTCTGTCTCTGCATCCTTTGCATGTACCGCACCGGCTACACCATCAGACAAGGTTAGGTTTTGTCCAATAGCTATGGTTCCATCCGCTAAGATGGTTGATACACCAGCGGTCTGAATCCAACCGTAATAACCCGACTGCATCACTCGCGCTGTAACGCCCGAAATGACGTAATCAGTTGCTGCGGTTGATGCAACAACTTGGTTATACAGGTTACCCGTAATCGCAACATCAGTAGCCGTAGTTACTGCGACAACCAACCCGTCATACAGGGTGAATGTCACCGCGTTGCTACTGGCTGCCGTGTTAGATTTGATACGGTAGGTGTAACCTTCTGCTGCATCGTCTGTAGTATGCAAGTATCCACCGGCATACTGGTTAGCAGTTGCCGACCCTAAAGTTCCGCTATCGGTCAGAATAACTTCTGTTGCACCGATTGCTGCTGCGGTTGCTTTATTGTCAACTTCTACAACGGCTGTAGCAGATAAATCTTGCGACACCAACACACCGGCTGCTGTAGCACCGGCAAAACTTCCGTAACGAAATACTCGACCGTCTTCAAACTCACGTTTGGTTCCGATAGGATATTCCTGTGTTGATGACTCTTCGTAGATTCCTTGCGGTGATCCACCGGTTGCACCGGCAATCGACCCTAACGAATCTGTTGTTGCATTGTTATAACCTGTACCCAGGTCTTGCGCTCCACTTGGCATTTCTATTTCTCCTTTGCCTTTTTGCTCGGCTCAAAAGACGCATTGGCTTGCGTCTTGGAATTGTTTATTAAGCTGTTATACCCGTAATAACACCTTGACGACGACGATTAGTGGTAACCAACTGCAAGCCTACGGTTATAAATGCGACTTTTGCTAACTGGTTTGCATTTTCTTTAAACGGAGTCTTGCTAAAGTTCATACCTGACTGCATGTGCAACTTCAAGTAATTCGTATTGAAGTAATACATACGACCAGACCCACAATCGCGGTCATACTGAACCGGTATACCTCTGAACGAAGGTGCGCGTCCATCTACGCCCGGTGCATCTTTTCCTGATAGGCGCTGATAGCCTGTACCCTCAAATATCTCTTCAAACGAAGAGTAAATATCGGCTCCGGTGAACACATTAGTAGGTTCCTCATTCCCTTCAGAAACAGCCGTCCAAAGGCTTGCCATACGGAGCATACCTTGATAGAAATTTGTTCCGGTAATGGTCTTAAAAGACGTATCACCAGAGGCATCTTCCGTCTTATTTTTCCACCATGTATTACCAGACACCGTGATACCGCCCAACGTAGTTGGAGTTGTTCCTGGTGCATCAGCAATAATGTCTTGGAAACCTAACGGAGCTTTACCGGTTTGAGCAGAATACAACGAAGAGTTAATCTGATCGCGCAAAGTAAGCATCGACTGACGAGTCTTTGCTTCCAAAAGCGACATTGCTGCTTCGCGTTTACGGTTCTCTTGCTCTTCGGTGAAGTTGATCGTAATAGGCACTGCGGCGTACCGAAACGGATAAAACGCAGCCGTGATTCCATCGACCGCATCTGTGTTAAGTACGTCATAGCCCGAGAAATATTGCGCTGAGTTACCGGCAT